GCAGGAAGCCACCAGCGGAGACGCCTTGTCGAAACTCACGGGGTATGTCGAATAATGGCAGGGCATATAGCGGATGCCTAGCGCAGCAACGTCAGCACTATCGCCTGGCATACGATCAGCTACTCGTTATCAGTCCGATTATCCTACCGTTATTTATGCAACAATGGCGGGAAATAAACGGAGGTGCCAGCGGTATAAACTGCGCTATATCAACGATGTATAAGACCGTGCATAATGGCGGCATATGTATACGCTAGGAACGTAGGCGTAGCAAGGGGTGGCATACGGCATCATTACGCATAATCGTTATTTTACGTAATTATGTTGAATACTTATACAATCGTATACAGAACGAAGCTCGAACGTAACAACGAACAAACTTTCGTCTAAATGATCGTTAAACGGACGAATTGTTCGTCATACAAACACTATTCGAACATTCAGACGATTTAATCCGACAAAATCCGAAACCCCCAAGCCCCGGTCGAAAAAGCCGGTGACTTGACGTTCAAAATTAGCGCACAATTTTTCGAACTCGGGGCGGAACATTTCGGATATAATATACGTAAGTGACGCAGGTATTGCGGAAGGATAACAATTTCCGAGAGGTGCGAAACCTTCCAACGGTTCAAGTCCGTTGTCGCTTTTAATAGTACGAGAGCCTGCCGGATGCCTATCGGCGGGCTTTTCGCAATACATAACGCACATCTAAACGGAAAGGAGGACGCAATCATGGCGTATATCAACGGGGAATGGATCGACCGAGCATCGCGAGGACAGCGCATCGAATTACTAACCGCCCGTGTAACGAAGCTAGCAACGGCCATCAAAGCCGGCAAAGCGACGGATTATCATATCGATGTCTTTCGAAAAGACAAGGCGGAGCTGGTTCGCTTAAAACGCATCCATCGCGCCGAAGTCGACGTTGCTTACTTCACGTACGCATATCTAAGCGACGGCAGTAATCCGCAAAATGAGGACAACGTTATTCGAAATAGCGAAGATGGAGCTCCGCACGATGCCTTGGAAGACATAGCGCCCATTCATCGCGAGTTTTTTAACCTCTGCGACCATGTGAACGAAGAGGAACGTAATGCACGCTTGGCAATCGCAGCAGCGCGTGGTCACAGTAAGTCGGGCTCATTCTCGGGATCATTTCCGCTACATCAAATCGCCTTTCGTAAGCGTAAGTACGTGCTAATTATTTCGGAGACTGACTCGTTATCGAAAAAGCTAATCGGCTGGATTAACAAGCAGCTCAAGTTTAACACATTATTGCGCGAGGACTTTGGCGTATTGATGCACGAATCCAATTCACGCAACGAGAAGGATAACGAAGAGGCGTTTATCACGCTGAGCAATACGTTAATTGAGGCGTCATCGTCCGGCAAGCAACTACGTGGTAAGAAGCACGGCGCGGTACGTCCTGACTTGGTTATTATCGATGATCCATCGTCGATGAATAACGAGGGCACGAAGGAAGCGCGGGAAAAACTCGTACATTGGTTTAATAGTGTGGTCGTTCCGATTGGTTCGAAAGCAACAGCGATTGTCCTCGTCGGAACAATGGTCAGCGCGACAGGGCTTTTAAACCACGTACTGAAGCGGAAGGATTTCAAGTCTTCGTTTCATGGCGCATTGATTAGCGAGCCGGCCAATCCGAAGTTATGGGACGAATATTGCGAGATATATGCGCGGTCCGAATCGATGGAAGAGGTTGACGAGTTCTATAACGCTAATCGCGAAGCACTGGAGGAAGGCGTCGAACTGGCGTGGCCTTGGCGATGGACTTATCGCGCGTTGATGCACGAAAAGGTCAACATGGGAACGCGGGCATACAATTCGGAGTATCGGAACCTGGCGTTCAGCGAAGACGAGCAGTTCTTCTTTCCGGAAAATTATGCGAAGTATCATTATTACTATGAAAACGAAAAAGCGTACGTAGTTTACGAAGAATTAAAGATTCCTATGAGCGATTTATACGTCGTCGGGGCGTGGGACATAGCGCTCGGGAAGAACAAGCGCTCGGATTATAATTCAGTCATTCTTGTCGGTAAGCACGCGCCTACCGGCTTAATTTTCGTGCTTGATGAGCATACATCGAAGGAGCAGGCGCACGTTTACATCGATATTTGTATCGAAAAAATCAAGAAGTTTAACGTGAAGGTCTTTAACGTCGAGACAATCAACGCCTATCACGAGTTTTATCGCCAGTTACAAGAGAAGGCGCGGGCTCAAGGTATTTATAAATGCCGGATTAACGACGTCAAGAGTCATGGAAGTAGTAAAGAGCAACGGATTGAGTCGATGGAGCCGATTTTACACAATAAAACGCTAGTGCTTAACGATAGGCACACGATGTTGCTGGACCAAATGGCGCAATACCCTTTCGGGGATCACGACGACTCACTCGATTCGCTCCAAATAGCGGTCGACCACATATACAGGCCGAAATCAAGGGTCGCAGTCAAGCCGAAATGGCTATAAACAACGGAGGTGAACGAAGTGTCAAACAACAAACTGAAAGCATTAGAGGCGAAGCTAACGGAGCAACAAAAGAAAGCGGCTTATATGCTTGTCGAGAACGATTTAAAGTCGAACAAAGACCCGTTAAAGCTAACGTATGAACAAATCGCTGATGAAATCGGCGTTTCTTACAAGACGATTTGGAGTTGGCGGACTCAGAACCGTAATTTTATCGCATACAAGAATGAAATATCTGACGATTTCCTAAGCGATAAACGTTCGAGAGTATACGGGCAGTTATTGAAGTTAATTGAAGGCGAGCAGCCGAGCGTAAAGGCCATCGATTTATTTATGCGTAGATTCGGACTACTTACGGAGAAACAAATCATCGCCACAGAGGATGCGAGCGGAAGCCGTTCCAACGATGACCTACAGAAAGAGCTTGAAGAACTCGACGATTTATTAAAAGACGAATAACGGAAGGAGGGGCGCAACTTGGGCTTATTTCGTGACAGTAAAGCGGAACTCGAAAAACTAAACGAAAACCAGACAGTCTATACGTATAACTCCTTTCAGCCGGGCGAGGAGTTTCCGCCACTTGCTGATCGGGAACGTATATCGAAATACAAGCGGTTGAAGAAGTTGTTTCAAGGCAAACAATTCGAAGTATATGAACGGGCGTCGAAATTATTAAAAGATACACCTTATGCTGATCAATTAGCGCAGCTTTACATCGCCGTGAATTTAGCGGATATACTGGTTGTAAAACCAGCAGATTTACTAGTCGGTGAGCCTCCAAGTTTCGAATCCGGCTTACCTGACAATAGTGACCAACAAAAGGCGGTTAATCAATATGTCGAAGAAAACGATTTGGTTAAATTGGTACACGAGAGTGCGATTGGTAACGGTTATCGTGGCGACGCTTGGATTAAGACGCGCTGGGGCTATCGTCAAGATTTTTCGGAAGTAAGAAACGTATTAAGCGAGGATGCTTATTATGAGTTTATTGCGAATTACAAAATGGAGCCGATTATTGAACATATCGCGGCGGATTGCGTATTTCCGGAAACTTCACGAGGCAACATTAAGTCTTACAAAGCCGTCAGAATTGCAACGGTTGAGTATGTGGTAAGTAAGAACGACGAAAAGCCGTTTTTAAACGTAGAACGCCATATTCCGGGCTTTATTATTTATGAGCGTTATCGCCTGCATGAATTTGAAGGTGGCGTTGACAACCGATGGGGATACCCGTTACAAGTTTATAAGATTGGCGAAAGGGTACCGACCGGACGCGAAGAGGATATCGTCGAAACTGGCGTTCCGCATTTACTTACGCATCATATTCCGTATAAATCGGTCGATGACGATTGGCAAGGTAGCGGCGGACTTGAAAAGCTTGAGTCGTTACTGGCGGCAATAAACGATCGTACAGTACAAATTGATTATATTCTTTGGAAGCACGCCGACCCAACTGCTTATGGACCGGACTTAGATGGTGGACCCAACGGAAATGAGGCAAAGTTAAGTGGCGCTTATATTCCGGTCACAAAAGACGATGTGGCCCCGGGCTATATGACGTGGGACGGTCAATTAACGGCAGCGTTTAAAGAGCTTGAAGTGCTAATTTCACTAGTTTTCCAAATGTCCGAAACGCCTCAGTGGTTATTCGGAACGGTGCTCGGGGAGAACTCTGGCGGAACCGGGACGTCACATACAGATAGTGCTTCGATTAAAGCACGCTTTATGCCGATATTATCGAAAGTTAAACGAATACGAACGCATTACGACAAAGCAATCAGAGACGCCCTCTGGACGTGTCAGCTACTTGATATTGCGCACGGTGAGGCGGACTTTGAAGCAGTCTATCCGACGATTAACTGGCAGGACGGTATTCCTAAGAACGCGAAAGAAGAAGCGGAGATTATGCAGATTC